ACATAATCGATTTTTTCTTGGCATCAATCGTAAATCCAATAATGGTTAAAATTTTTCCATCATCATACCCGATTTTATCTGTTGTCACTAGCACTCCATCACCTAAATCAATCGATGGAATTTCATTAACCACCGCTGTGATATTTACAACGTCAACGCGTACTTTTGAAAGATTCAATAAATCAGTTGCGACAGATACAGCAACGGATTCACTACGCAAGCAACTATCAATGTTAATTGAACCAGAAAGCGGATGACGCATAATAACCGCCGTATCAGTAATAAATGCACTGCGATATTGATTTGATAAAACAGCTTTTCTAGCGGCGGTCACGCTGCCAGCTAGTTCAGTTTCTTGTTGCACGGTTTCTATTTTGTCGTATTTAAACGTAATAGCTGAAACAGGTAATCCGTTAGCACCTAACCCAGTGCCAACACGTTCAAATGCAATGTTTTCACTGTTTGTTAAATCAAAAACATAACTAGTTGCAAGCGCAATCTTTTTAGCATAAACAACATTATTTAAAAAGTACCAATAAAACCCACATGATTGCGCTATTTGGTTTAATAGTGACGTTGTGCTTGTTTCACTAGTGACAAATAAACCAACTGCGCCAATAGCATTAAGATTTGTCTTGCTAGTCGAATCCATTGTTAGCGATTCTTCAGCTAGTATCACTTCAAAAACATCACCTGCAAGCGTAGTACTATCAGCGCAATCGCCTGTAATTGTTCCAACAGGTGTAGAGCCTAATTTCACATACCCAGCACAACGATTGAACTGCCCTGCCGTCACTGCTGTGGTTTGAAATGTTGCAAAGTTAGCCCATGCGTAAGTCGTACCTAATGTAATACTTGCGCCTTTATCATAAACCGCGCTAACTGTTGCGGTTTCACGGTCACTAAACTGATAAATTAAGCGTGAAGTATTAACCAAAACAGGCGTTGCATTCAAAACACTACCAAATACACGCGACTTCACGTTTCCTTTAATATCACCTGCAACACCTTCAACGCCTGAAGGAAGTGAGTTATTGCCTAGAAACTTATTATTGACGTGATTACGCGATAATACCTCTGACATCGAACGAACAGTTAAATAAACCTTATCACCACGAAACGCCATATTTTCGACCTTACCGCTTAAATAGTCTGTTTTTTGACCATCTTCGCCAATTAGTGAAAGGTTAATCACACCGTTATCAAGCGCGTAATCAGCTAAATAATTCAAACCACCATCGATATTTATTAACTCAATCTCGCCAATCGACGGACTGCTAAACACACCAAACGTACCACCATCATCAGGGCTAACCTTAATCAATGCGGGTTGTGTCATTCTGTTTTCGTAATAGTAACCATCATTATCAACATAAGCACCGTCACTAAACCTAAGTGTGGCAGCTACATCATTACCATCTAACGCACCTATTGTTGCAATCCATGTTGACATTTAAATACCTACTATTTGAGCAAACTGCGGACGATTGTTAATAACTGGATAACGATAAGCAATGAAGTAACCTGTTGCATCTGCCACATGGTCAAATCCGCCTTTCTTATCTGGCTCGCCGTTTTTGTCATATGCTTGCTTTTCAAGCGACTCAACAAGTGATGTGCATTCAACAGGATTAACAAAATAACGGCGCGTACCTTGATTATGAATCATGTTATTAACCGATAACACACGGTCTTTAACAAATGGATTGCGATTGTTTGATAACACTTGAAAGCCTGCCGCGCGTAATATGCTGTGGTCAGATTCACTAGCATTATTTGACTTTCTACTGTTACCGCTTGCATCAGGATAAATCATAATTTTATGGTTTGGATAACGCTCTTTTAAGATTCTAGCCATTGTCGGAGTGTCAAATACACCAGTTATTTCTGCAACAGCATGAGCGGTATCATTATCGCGAACAACATGAACAACAACAGAACAATTAGTGACGTTAAAGTCCATTCCACAATGCAAAGTATCACCTGTTTTAATTTGCTCATTGCTTGCGTTAAGTTTTCTATCAAATTCATGGTAAACACTGCCCGCGTTAAGATTTACAAACTCACCGTCTAAATAAGCGGCTAATTGTGAACTGGAATAGGTGGCGCGTAATTGGTCGATATAACCATCAGGTAGGAATGGATTTGACATTGTTGGGGCTTTGATTAACTCATATCCTTTGCGTTGCTCCTTGCCCCACATTTCATACATGAAACCAAAGCCTTCTGGTGTTGATACAGCCGCAAGCGTGTTAGGCATACCGTCAGGTTTCATTTGACGGCATCGACCTAGCATTTTAGTCCATACAATACGAGCTTGTTCAAGTCTTAGGGTGTCTGCTTCATCAATGCAACCATCGGCAATCTCAAAACCGACCAGCCTTTCAGGATTATCAGCACTTCTGAAAATAATCTGCGAGTTATTCTCAAGTGTCAAAACAGCGTCTGATTTATTCAAGTTATAACCAACGCCCCAAGATTCTAGTATTTCTTGAAAGCGCGGGAACGCAATTAAACGAATCAGGTCATAAGTTGGTTCAACAAACCCAAATGATAACCCGTCATATTTCAACGCTAACAATGCAATGCGAATAACACCAGCCTGTGATTTACCAGCTCCGTAACCTGCCACCATTGCGGGGTGAATAGCGGTGCTAAATACAAAGTCTTCCTGTGGTTCGGTGAGTTTAATCGTTGTTGTCGTCACGTTTTGCCCTTTCGATGATGAATTTGCGCTCGCCTTTTTGCTCTACGGTGGTATTAAGCGTTGTTGGTAGAACCTTGCCAATCAATCCCATAAATGCCACAGGATTTTCTTCTGCTTGACGAGCTAAATACTCCTGCCCACCAACATCATCCAACGCACCCAAAATCATTTCTTTAAGTTGCTTTGTTAGTTTATTTGGCGTGCCTTTTGGTCTGCCTTGACCAGATGTTGAACTTACTGCCATAAATCACCGCACTATGCGGTTAGCCCTTGCTGACAAAAATAGCACCCGCAAGCATCGTAACAGCTGCCTGTTGGTCTGGTGTTAGGTCTAAGCCAAAGAAAGCACCAGCGACAGCAAATATAGCTCCCCATGTGCTAGGCTCGCGTAATCGTGCAATTAAATAATTCATTTTAAAGCCTTTTTAAATTCTGTGCATTTGACAATTGCGACATCGTAATCTGTTTTAATAACTGGCATTTTATTAAAATCTAAATGACCGCAAACCAATAATCTGTATTGGCAAGCTGCACACATAGAACCCTTTGGTTGATAATTCATTTATTTAAACCCCTATTGTGCATTACATCACAAAATCCTTTATCTGGTTTTGTCGAAAGTAGCATCATAATCTCGTCTAACTTCCCCATGATTTTATCTGTCACCTTATCGAATCGCTCATTAGTTACATATGATTCGCGTGTGTTTTGTAAGCAATCTCGCACATCGTCTAATTCTTTTTTGAGTGCTTCATTTTGATTTGAAACAATGCGAATTCCTAATCCCAATGCACCCATCACTATTGAGACACCAACGCTACACAATGCAATGATATTGTCTGTACTTAACTCAAAAATCATGCGAATTTTCCAGTTTTCATTTGTTTTGCAAGTTCTGTTGCTCTGCCATGTACCTGTGTTGCCCATTTGCTTTTTAGCATCGCATCAGCCGCCAAAACATAATCCCCTGCTCTTACCATTGCTAATGTATTTTTGAACTGTAGCAACCCGCTAATGCCCAAATTAAACGCCATGTTAATCAATGCACACTGTCTAACTTCATCAAGCATTTCAAACCATGTGATTGATTCAGCTAAATCTGTATAGCATTTTTCAACCATACGCATAAGTAACCACTCTGCAATTCTTTCATCGATACCATTGATGTTAAATCCGTGAATCTCATAATTGCTTAGTTTTAACGGGTTAGCATCAAGGTTATAACCATAGCCGATAGTATTACAACCAGCAGTGCATTTATAAACTTTACTGCGAAATCCTTCGTGGCGTTTTAGTTGTTCGATTAGTTGTTTGTTCATATCAAATGGACACCGTTATATAATTTTTGTTAGCGCGATTATAACCATAACCGCTCCACCGTGTCATCTATTTGCGCTTATTGCTTTTGCGCTCTGACTTACTCATGTGCAATTCTTCGCTAACTGAAATAATCACAGGATTTTTCTCAAGCCATTTTAACTTAGCCATGTACTCTGCAATGTATTGTGGTGTTAGGTGTCCATTAACCATTGTTTTCACCTGTAGCTTTAGCTATTGCGTCTTTTACTTGTTGTGGCAAATAAACTGGAATATCGTACTCGCTCATATATTCCATTGCGTCATTACAAGCAATCAGAGCATCTAGCAAATCAGGAGCGGCTAAAATCAAATCTAAATACCTTTTTGAAATAAAACCGTTTCTGATTTCAATAACTTCTTCATCTATTTTTTCGTCATAGATTAAGAAATCACCATCATCAACACTTCCTTCTTGTTTCCAGTTCATTTTGACTCCTCGATAAATGGTCTAAGTAAATCAATCTTAACTTGAGCTGCCAATATGTATATTTTCAAGATTTCAAGTTCCTTTACATCAAGAGCTTTTTCTAAAATTGCATCAATGTTGTTTAGTAAATCAAGTTCTGGTGTCATTTTCTATTCTCCCACGCGTTCGAACTTAGCAAGAAAATCCTCTAGTGAAGTAATCATAAATCCGTCATCTTTATACTGTCTAACCACTTGCTTGTCATTGACACCGAATACCTTGCACTCACCATATTGATTCTTCCAAACCTGACCAACCTCAACTTTCGGTGCTGGTGGTTTGGGACGATAAAAAACTAACTTATCGACATCGCCAACTCTCATGTGGTTATCATCAAACCAATAAAGAATTTGGCTTAGATATGATGCAGTAGCTGGCGCATCTTCCCAATTCAGAGAAAAGCTGTTCACTACTGCTTGATGATTTATTTCATTAAGTGTTGTCACACTTTCCAATCGCAGCTTTAGTTTCGAGTATTCTTCTTTAAGCGAAACAAAGTTACCAGCAACCGATTCGTAATCTGCTTTGTAATCAGTTACGCTACCGTCTGGATTGTAGACCTTGCCAGCGTTGTTGTAGAAAGATGGTTTTGCTGTGTATTCGTCTAAAGCACGTCTTAGTTCCGCTTCATACCCAATGTAATCATCACTATCAAAAGCATTCGCTAAATGCCTTGCTACTTTTTTAAACTGCGAATCACCAAGCCAAACAGGAACTTCTTTAACTGCAAAGGTTTGGGTTTTAAGCCACTCCGATATTTTCTTAACAAACCAGTTTTGATTAGTCCCAATGCTCTCAGCTAACAGATTAACCTGTTCATCACTAAGCCCTACAACGATAGGTTCGATTGGGTTTTGCTCAAACCATTTAAACATTCTGTCAGATTCAAATTCTGTGTGAGTGTTAAGAAATACATAGTCCCTTAAACTTTCAATCTGTTC